GAGGATGTTTTGCCCGCCGTAAAGTATCCCACCTTCTTTTAAAGAAAAGATACTTTCAGGTGCATGGGAATGGTTACTCCTGGTCACAACCGCCCACTTGCTGCCCTCGTATCCCCCGTTGTTTAATTTTTCTATAGATAACCAAGCATATGAATATTCAGGCCCTTTAATTACAGACTTTGGAACTTCCATTTCAACCCGATGAAACCGATCTCTAATATCTTCTATTCTCATTTTTGGCGGGTCTTGCGGGGCGGATCTTATGTGCTTCAAAACTGTTTGCTGTACGGGGGTTAGCAATGATTCATCGCTTTTTCCAACGGCGCCAGTTGGCATCCCTTTTTGTTTGGTTTCAGTCTTCGCCATTATTTACCTCCCATCGCTGCCAGGGTTTCGGCATACGCTTTTTCACTTACGTTCATCTTCCGGCACACGGCCCGCTGTGTCTCTGTCAACTGGACCGCCTGTTTTCCGCCCCCCTTGCCGCCTGTGTGCATCCCTTGGGCTGATACCCGTTTTTGTCTGGATGCTTCGTCTGCTGCACCTTTGGCCGCTGACGCTGCGGGGTCTTCCTTGGGGGGTGTCGGTTTATTATCGAAAGACAGTTTTTTTTCTTTCATGAACCGCCTGAGAGCCTGGGTCGCTTTCAGCGGGCCGTTGGGGTCATTGGCGAAGCCGGATTGCTGGTTGTTGAAAATAACGGCCCATGCGTTCCTGGCTTTCTCGTCCCCTGCCAACTCCGGCATGATATCAACCGATAAGTCCCAGGATTCTTTATGGGCGGCTTGAAGCTGTGATGCCCTGGTCTTGGCTGCTGATTCTTGTTCTTTTGCTGCCAGCTTTCCGTTAAACTCTTTTACCTGGTCCCGGTAGTTGTATAGCGCTTCGTTGCACCCTTCCGGGTCATCGTCCCATTGGTCGGCTGTAAAGGTTGGCTTTTCAGGTGGTTCCAGGTTTTCAACCTGTTTTTTGGGTTCGCTCATTTTCTGGATTTGCGCCGCCTGTGCTGCAATCTGCTCGTTCTGCTTGGCTATTATTGCAATAGCCTTATCCGAATCAAACGCCGGTTTTACTTCCGGCTTCGGATCTTCCTTGTCAGTATCCGGTTTTTTATCTTCTTCCGGGCCAGGCTCAGGATCTTTGTCTGACTCAGGGTCTTTGTCTGGATCTGCCGCCGGTTCTTTGGTTTTTGTTCCCTCAAGCCCAAGGCTTGAATCATCCTTGTCAGGGTCGTTCTCTGGATCAGCCGCCGGAAGAATCGGATCATTAAAGCCGCCCATTTCATCCTCTGCATCATCCAGAAAAAATACTGTGTCTCTGTCCGCCATTGTCTTTTCCTTCTTGGTTGTTTTCGGGCATAAAAAAAGGGATACGGTTGTGGTGTTGTGCCCACAACGGCATCCCTCTTTAAATCTTGCGGTGATTGTCAGACTGGCCGGTCTTCGATCACACCCGAATTGTTAAAAAACTATTCTTCTAAATTCAATTTCCTGTTATAAAAAAGCTTTGAAGCAAAAGCCTCACCATGTGCCGCAATCGCATCAATAAGCTTCTCTTTCCGCTTTCCGTCTGGGATTGTATCAACAACCCTCCGGGTTAATTCCCTGAGCGTTTCGGCCCGGATGAAGCTGTCCTGTCTTGCTTCATCGCTCTGGTTAAAAACCACATCGTAACTTAATTCATCGTGGTATCTAAACAACTCGTTTAAAACTTGATTGTCCATCTATGCAACCGCCTCCCCCATACCTGGGGCTGATTCTGGGATTCCTCCCATTTGTTCAACAACCTGGCCCATGACTTTTCTTTTGTACGATTCATTGGCCTGGTCAACTATCTTCCTATTTTCAAACGGGGCTTCGACTTCCCGTTCTAACTCCTGTCGGTGGATATTATCTTGGGCCTGCTGTCTTATCTGCCCGTCTTTTTGCTGTTGTGCTTTTTGCTGCATGTGCTGCCCCACCATCTGCTGTATCTGCTGTGCAAGTTCCGGAGCCTGCTGTAGCGCCTGGGAAAGCATACCAAACGCCGGGTTAATTACCTTGGCTGTGTCTCTTATGCCAAACGCTTTGAATACGTCCTCGGTCAGCTGAATTTGATTGATGTGCGGGACGCCCTTATACATATTTTGCAAGGCAAGTTTTTCGTTTCGGTTTGTCATTGTGTTTGCAGAACTGTCGGACACATCAATGGCGATATCATACCGCCCCTGGATCGCCTGGACATCAACCGGCTTGAATACCCATTCGTTGCCCTCGAACAGCCTCATTTTGGCGTTCATGGGCATGTTTTGGGCGTATAGACTAAGAATATCGGTCAACATCTCAGCAAAAGTATCCTGAACATGTTCCCCGGTGTAGTTGTGTTTAATGTTGCCTTCCTGGAGAATCATATTCATGCCGGAAGCCGTATCCCCGCCTTGCCCGGTTGTGGCAGACCTGGCCCCGGCAGAATAATCCATCAGTGATAAGGTGCGCTCGTAAAATGTCAGCAACAAATTAATGAACTGGATGAACATCGCCGCTTGTGTGCCTTGATTCGGGAATGTTATATTCGCGTCTTTCGGGATGGGAATCATTGCCCCGGGGTAAATGGTCGTTTTCTTGGATGCCATCATGCCGGTGCTTCCCTGGTTGAAAAAGCCATACGGGATGATAGAGATTGTCCCGGCATCAATCATCTGGTTGTAAAGATCGTTCATGCCCGTTGAAAACTGCTCTATCTTTTTGGGGATCCCGGTTCCCATACTCTCGTTGGACTTTGGATAGATCGTATACCGCCGAATTGGTTTATGCCCATGCCAGAAAACTTCTCTTATCTCCTGGTCCCGGACCTCTTCCCACCCCGCATCCATTGAGTAGGCTGCAATTGTCCAGACCCCCTCCCATTTGAAATAACATTCAAGCAGGGGACATTCCTGACCATATAGTGAATATCTGACTTCTTTCCGGTCTTCATCATCTGTCGTGGTCCGTTGTGCGCCAAGAACAAGTTTGTTGCTGATATTCTTGTATGTGCCTGCCTCTTGGAGTTCCACCAGCTCGCCAAGCTTCGGGTAGATCATCCTCAAAAAAGGCTGCTCGTCCCAATCGTCATTATGATCAGGGAAGTAACAATCTTCCAGCTTCAGGGCCTCGATCCTGACCTTGAAATCTGTTTGCGACTTTTCCCGGTATCCCTCTTCACTGCCGCCGGGGGTTAACCCCATGGACATAAGAACTTGTATGACCTGCTCTGGTTCGCCTGCTGTCAGCAGCCCTTCGGGTGGAGAGACTTTATTCCCTTCCTCGTCGTTGAATATCGGTTGAGTTCCCCGTACCCGGATGATCGTTTCTTTTTCTTCCCACAAACATAAAACGTCTTTTGTCCCGTCCATCAGTAAATCATGGGCAATGGGCTTCATGGTCTTTTTGATCCGCATATTTTGATGAACAGCCCAGTGCATGAACTCTTTTACATCGTCTACGGACTGAACATCGTCGTCACCTGTGGGTTTAATCTGGATGAACTCATCTTCACCAATTAACTTATTGATCAGGCGTGGTTCCAGATTATCAACGGCTATAGCTTCAAGGCCCAGGGACTTGTTAGAGCAATTTGGGAAAGGGTGTGTCTTTGTCGGCCTGTCGTTGTCGTACCGTTTTCGGCCCTCAAGGATCTCTTTTAGCTTCCTGGCCCGGTAGGAACTGGCTGAATATTCGGTATACAAGTCACGGCAAAACTGCCCTTTGGCGGTCGTGGTCCCGGATGTTGTGTATTCTTCTTCTTCGAGTTTTAGTTCTTCAGCCACCGTAACCCTCGCTTTGATTGTTAAAATATTCTCTTTCGGGCTTGACCCATGGTGATATTACATAGGACATGATCACATGGTTGAAGGCGTTCACCGCCGGGAACTTTTCCCATGGTTTTTGCAACTTAAAGTCGTCTTCGTCTATCGCCCGCAGTTCTTCCCGCAATTGGCTTTTCTCGCTGATATCCAGCAGGCCCTTTTTGCCGTGTTCGTCCATGGGCGCTCTTGCAGCCTCAAACCCTGCATAAGAGGATTCAAACCCATCAAATTCTGACGCATCATATAAGTTGATATTCCTGACCCCGTTCCGGTTGACGTATTTCTCGAACTCAACCTCGTTTGACTGAAACGCCTTAGAGCAATCCCCAT